AAATACCTAGTTTTATTGATGAATCAACAGCTATACAAAAAGAATTAGACCAAGACAAAACTAGGCTAGATAAGTTGTTAAAGAAGAAAGAAGAAGGTAAGGCTACTGGAGCTGATGAGACTAGAATCTCTATGCTTGAAAACCGTATAGAAGGTAAAGAAGCTGATCTTCGTGTGTTAGGCGATGTTAGAACTGCCGATGTAAAGGATAGGGTAAGAGTAGCAGAAGAAAGAGAACTGCAAGAAAAGTTAGATTTAGTAGAAGACTCAGTCGATGATTTAGAAGAAGCAATAGAGTTAGTACCGTACAACACTTACGAAGATTTAGGTCGGATTGATCTTGCTCCTAGAGGAGCTGATAAGTTAAAAAACAGATTAATTAAAAAGTTCCCTTTGAAGGGAGCTGATTTAGAAGATGCAGCAGAAGTAGAAAAATTTATTGATGTATTAGGTAAAAGATTTTTTGGGGATGTCCATTTATCAATTACCAATAAAATAGATTCAGCAGGTTTGTATGAATGGGGAAGTAATATTGTCAAGATTCGTCAAGATGTTGTAGAGGGAGGCGGATTAAAACGAACAGCTATACACGAATTGTGGCACAGTCTTAGTCGTTATTTACCTGAAAAAGATGTAACAGCTTTTACTAAACAATTTGAAGCAGAGCGTAGGAAATATATAGAAAGCTTTGGTGTAACTTTAGATGAGGGTGTTGATCCTTCTAGTTTATTAAAAAAGAAGATACCTAAAGAACTAAAACTATTTCTTGAAGGGAAGCGTTCAGGTTTTAACGAAAGAAACTACAGGTTTAAAAATGTAGATGAATATTTTGCGGAGGAAATGACAGATGAATTTCTTCGCAGGTCATCGGCAGGAGAATTTGATAGAGCAGCTCTACGTACTCCCAAGACTGTTATACAAGATATAGCTGTTATATTAAAAGATATTTTTGCATCTATTAAAGCTAAACTAGGAATAGATCAAAGAAGAAAAATATTTAATGACTTTCTAGCTGAAAGGAAACTTGTTAAAAAGCGTTCTCAATATTTTGAAGGTCCAATGAGACCTGATGGAAAACCAGGAGATGTAGCTGAACTACCTGACTTTAAACCTAAGATAAAGACAGACCCTGAGTGGCAGCAATGGACAAACGCTGTGTTAAAAGGAGAAAGTCCTACGCTACCTAGATTAGAAGTTGTAGGTGATATTGACTCAGCTCATAAGATACTAACAGAAAAGTATTCTAATAATCCTGAGTTATTAAAGAAGTTTGATGAAGCACCTGCTGATTTCTTAGATGAAGATTTAACAGCTTTGTTTGAAATGGGTGCTCAGTCTATTAAAGACCGTAGAAAGATTCGAGTAGAAAGCGAGATATTCAAAGACTTGTTAAAAGGTTCTAACGAACGCTTAATGAAAGCTGTTAAAGAATTTGAAGATACAGAAAGCTTACAATCAGAAGCAGCATTGAGAAATCAGTTGAGCGAGTTTGTAGAGATATATGATTACTACAGGCAGATGGGTTCTGAGGATTCTAAGAATCTTGCGATGCGTAGACAGAAGAAACCTATATCTAGAAAGATAGGGTTAGAGAAAAGCGAGTTACAAAATACTGCTCTTGTAAGAGAATTTCTTAACAACCAAGCAGGTGGTATGTCTCCTAAGAAAGCTGTTAAACTAATTAAAGAGATGTACGATCCTAATAACCCTGAAGCTACTATAAGAAAAGTATTAGGGATAGCCAAAAAGGCACAAGGAAAAAGCTTGTTAGATATGACCACTGAATATTGGATTAACTCCATCCTTAGTGGACCTAGAACACAAGCTGTCAATGTACTCGGTAATATTTTAACTCAGGTATTAGGTGCAGCAGAGATGACAGCAGGTGCGGTGCTTAGTGGAAATATGCCGTTAGCTAAAGCTGCGTTAGCTCTTAGTTTTGATGTGAAGTTATATCTTGAGGCTTTTTCAGCTGCGGGTAAAACATTAATAACAGGAAGAGAAGTCTTGGATGTAGGCAGTAGAACAATGGAATCATCTAGACAAGCTATAGGTGAGTCGATTGATTTTGCTCCTTTCGGATTCGGTAGTAAAAATATAGACAGAAATGCTATAAACACATTAGGCACAGTAATTAATCTCCCTGCAAGAGGTTTGTTGACTGGGGATGAATTCTTTAAACAAGTAGCTTTTAGAAGAGCTGCTCGATTGAAGGCAGGTATGGAAGCTATTAATTCAGGAATGTCTGACTCTAAAGAAATAGCTAAATATGTTGAGGATAAACTAAATAAAGTAGTTACCGTAGGTGGACAAGTTATGTCTGAAGAAGCTTTAATAAGAGAAGCTACAAAACAAGCAGATAAGTTAGGTTTAGTAGGTCAAAAGTTTGCTAAGAAAAGAGCTGCTCACATTAAGAAGTATGTTGATGACAACTTTGATGAAGATGCTTCTAACCTTGCTGCTTATGCTTTAGAAGAAGCTAAATACTTCACACACACTAGAGAGTTAGAAGAAGGGACTTTAGGAAAAGGGATACAAAACCTAACTAAGAACTTTGCGTTTGCTAGATTTGTTTTACCTTTTGTCCGTACTCCTTCAAACCTTTTGAGTTTTGCTTTAGAAAGGTCTCCTTTAGGTTTTCCTTATAGGATTCCAGGAACAAATAAAAAATTAAATGTACCTGGGTTAAGATCAGAGGCTGAAGCTATGAGGGAGGGTTTAAAGTCTAGTGATCCTGTAATTCAAGCAGCAGCGAGAGGTAAGATTGTAACAGCGTTTGCAGGTGCAGGTTTGTTTTACGAGATGGTGTTTAATAATAATAACACCTTACCTCTTATTACAGGAGGTGGACCTAAAGATGAAAAACAAAAGAAGATATTACAAGAGACTGGTTGGAGACCTTATAGTATAAAAATAGGAGATACATATTACGATTACAAGAAGTTAGACCCTATAGCGACTATACTCGGCATCGTTGCTGATATGAGCGAGATGATGAAGGAAAATGAAGAAGCTAACGAAGAAGGAGTAGAGCAAGTCGGAATTGCGTTGGCAACAGCTTTATCTAGGAATGTAGCTAATAAATCTTACCTAGCAGGTGTTCAGTTGTGGGCAGAAGCTTTACAAGACCCTGACAGGTTTGGGGAAAGATTAGGTAGAAACTATGTTAGTTCTTTTGTTCCTAATGTACTATCTCAAATGCAAGACTATGATAAACAATCCATGAGAGAAGTAAGGGATGTTGCGGATGCTATACTTAAAAAACTTCCTGGAGGTAGAGATATGCTTGATCCTAAAAGAAACATATTGGGAGAAGAGAAAATAATTGATTATGGCACAATTGGATTTATGAATCCTATCGGAGCGTCAAAAGAAAAAGACGATGCAATCTTACAAGAAATGGCAGATTTACAATATGCGTTCAGACAGCCTAGTCCTAAAATATCAGGAGGGAATGTAAACCTGTTAGATTTTGTTAACAACAGAGGAAGAACAGCTTACGATAGAAGTCTTGATCTATTACAAACAGTAACAGTAGGAGGTCGGACTTTAAGGCAAACTTTGAAACGATTAATAAAATCTTCCCAATATCAACGGCTTCCTGGTTATTCTGCTGAAGTAGGAGTTGATAGTCCTAGAGTACAACAGATAACTAAAGTATTAAAGCGTTTCAGAAAGATAGCTAAAAGAGAAATGTTAAAAGAATTTCCTAATGTAGCAACACAAATAAACAATGTAGATCGTGCCTTAAAACTTAACAGGCAAGGTGTTAACAAACAAGAAGTGCTTGAACTTTTACAACAAACAAATTAATAATAGATTACCATGGCTAATACATACGTAGACTACACAGTTGGAGCAGGTCAAACAGACTTTGCATTTTCTTTTCCTTATCTTGATGACACTCATGTAGTTGTACAGTTAGACGATTCAACAGGCAGTTCTCCAGGAGGTAAGTTTTATACTGTCTCTACAGGAGCTTACACTATTATAACATCTCCTTCTGCTCTTATCAGATTTACTACTGCTCCTGAGACTGGTGCTAGGATAAGAATTAAAAGAGACAGTGCATCTGATACTGCTCTTGTAGACTTTGAGAACGGTAGTGTACTTACTGAAGTAGAACTAGACCGTGCTTACTTACACAACTTATATCTTAACGAAGAGATAGAAGAAGGTAGTGGTAAGAACACAATGACCAAAGACCCTGTTGATGGGAACTACGACGCTGATTTAGCTAAGATTAAGAATCTTGCTGATCCTACAAACCCTCAAGATGCTGTAACTAAGAACTACGCAGATATTACTTTTGTTGATGTTGCTGGTGATACGATGACTGGTAACTTGGACATGGGTGCTAATAAAGTCACTTCCTCTGCTGTTCCTAGTACAGGTAATGATCTTACTAACAAGACTTATGTAGACGGACAAGACGCACTACAAGTTACTAAAGCTGGGGACAATATGACAGGTGACTTGGCTATGGGAGGTAACATGGTTAGTGGTCTAGGTGCTCCTATTAGTAGCGATCACTCTGCTCGTAAAGGTTATGTAGACCAACAAGATGCTTTACAAGTTAACAAGAGTGGAGATTCTATGTCAGGTAACTTGGATATGCAGACAAATGATATTCAAAATGTTGATAAAGTTACAGGTTTAATTGCCCCTGCTAGTGGTAGTCACGCTACGAACAAGACTTATGTAGACGCTCAGATAGCTACTACTCTAGCGACAGGTGTTGCAGGTGGTCCTATTAATACAGTTAACATTGCTGATGATGCTATAACTGCTGATAAGCTTGCCAACACTGCTGTTACTCCAGGTTCTTATACTGCGACTAATCTTACAGTAGATGCACAAGGAAGGATTACAGCTGCCGCTAATGGTAGTGCTTCTCCTACAGCTGCGGATGTTAAAACCTTATATGAAAGCAACCCTAACACTAATGAATTTGACGATGCAGAACAAACGAAGCTTGCAGGTATTGCAGCAGGTGCAACGGTCAACGACACAGACGCTAACTTAAAGAACAGAGCTAATCACACAGGTACACAGACCGCAGCAACCATTTCAGACTTTGACACAGAGGTAGCGAACAACACAGCTGTAACTGCTAACACTGCTAAAGTCACTAACGCTACCCATACTGGTGATGTTACAGGTTCTACTTCACTTACGATAGCAGCTAACGCTGTGGAGTCTACAATGATAGACAGTGCAGATACCACTTTTAATGTTAACGATACTAACAACAACATAGGAACAGGAGCATTAGCGGATTCTTCTTATCAATTAACTGTGGATGGAGGTAGTGGAAAGGATACTATATACGCTAAAGGTAACCAAACAAGTGCTTATGTAGATTTACAATTAGAAAACGAACACGCTAGTGGTCTTGGTGGTAGGATAAAAATTTCACAAGGAAATAACACTGCGTCCTTACAATACCAAGAAAATGGAGAAAGAGTTACATTAAATATTGCAGACGGAGATTTCAGTGCTAATGCTGGAATAACCATAGCGTGTTCTTCTGCTGCTCAAGCTAGTGTAGAACCCACAGGCTCAATGTACAGTAATCCTAATTCAAATGTAGATTTAGGTTCTGCTAGTAACACTTGGGATAACGGTTATATTAACGGAGGAGCTTGGAGTGGTTCTGATCGTAATCTAAAACAAGATATTGAAGACCTAAGCGAAGCAGAACTAAGAGTTGCTACTGCCTTAAAAGGTTTAATGAAAAAGTTTAGGCTTAAAGATGCTGTTGTTAAGAAAGGTGACGATGCTCGTATTCATATAGGTGTTATTGCACAGGATGTAAAAGCTGCTTTTGAAGCTGAAGGTTTAGATGCTTATCGATATGCTATACTAGGTGAAAATACTTGGTGGTCTAAACAAGATGAAAATGGTGAGTGGCTTTTTAAAGATGAAGAAACAGAAGGTTTTACCAAACACACTAAGATGTCTGTACGATACGAACAACTCCTAGCTTTTATCATCTCAGCTCTTTAAACAAATGCCAGAAACAATATCACACTTTCTCGACACTGCTCTAGCTGTTATACTTGGAGTAATTGGTTGGATGATTAAAAAGCTTACTGATCGCTTGGAAAAAGATGAAGAACGATTGACAAGGATTGAAGTAGAACTTGCTACCCAAAGAGAACGAGACACTGCTGTGGAGAATAGAATGAGTGGTCTTGAAACTACGGTAAAAGAGATTAACGGTAAACTAGATAGAATGATGGAGATGTTAATGAAGAAATGAAAAAAGGACTATACGCAAATATAAACAGAAGAAGAAAGCTAGGCATTAGTCGTAGCAAGAAGAAGTCTACTATATCACCTCAGTCATACGCTAATATGAAGCGTGGGTTTAAAAATTAACAGCATGGCTGAGAAGAAGAAAGTAGTTACAGGATGTAAGCGTAAAGGTTTAGCTATTAATAAACCCAGAAGAATACGCAAAGGAGAACCTGGGCACGGTAAGAAAAAGTTTGTTGTATGTGCTAAAGAAGGTACTAAGACAAAGACCATAAGATTCGGGGACGCTAACATG